ATCTTACACCAGATGGTGGCAAGTATCCATCTATCACAACAGTCTTGGGTTGGTTCTCTGCAAAGGGAATTATGGAATGGCGAAAGCGCGTGGGCGCGGAGACTGCCAATAAAATCACGACTCAAGCTTCTAGGAGTGGAACCAGTGTCCACCAGATGGCAGAAGATCACCTAAATAATATTGAATGGAAAAATGAAAAGACTATGCCATATGACATAGAATCTTTTTTGAAGATTAAACCGACTCTTGATGAACGTGTAAACAATATCTATGCACAAGAGAAACCTTTGTATTCCGATCATTTAGGCCTTGCGGGCACAGTCGATGTTGTTGGAGAGTTTGATGAAAAATTATCTATCATTGATTTTAAGACTTCACGTCAAAGTATGATTGGTGATAAATATGGTAAGTTGGAAAAATATTTTCGCCAGGCTGCTGGATATGCGGTTATGTTTGAAGAGCGTTATAAATTTCCTATAAATAGTCTTGTAATTATTGCCGCAGTCGCGGGTAAGTCTGAACCAGAAGTGTTTACCTCGAAAAGAGATACGCATATCGGCGGACTTATTGATATGGTGAAAGAATATAAACAACATCATAATCAACTATAGGAAAAAACGATGGCAACTGAAAAATATGTAAGCGATAAAACTCAGATAGGAGTCTCTGATTATTTGGGGGCTGCGGTAATACATGGTGTTTTATGGCTTGTTCCTTATAGAAAAATGACAACTAACATAGAAGATAGACATCTATTTGAAGGAACTGTAAATGTCCAATATGGACAAGTTTCAGATTATTTACTCGCGCCCGGAGAAGGATTGCGAATAGAAGCTACTAAATTATCCACTGGAGATTCATTTGAATGTTCATTATTAACTTGGGATACGGATGATGGGAATAGTCCAGATGTAATTGTGGATGATTTTCAAGGATTGGTAACTCATATAAATGATACTCCCGACGATCAAAATTTAAGACTTTCTATACAACCTCTTTTCGGTGCCACAGAAAATAGTAGGTATGATGTAAAAATAAGTTCGATAATATCAGACACGACCATTAATAATACTATAAAAGAAGATGATGGATCATCATCGCCCTATCAAGATTATCCTAGTGTACCAAAAATGGTAGCGGTATGGGATATTATTAGACACAAGACAGTAAAACTAGATTTTACTTTTGGTTATGGTTCGGGAGAAATTACTGGCCAAGAAACTATAATTGTAAATTCTAACGAAGGAATGACTCATATTTTTCCTTTTAATTGGAATAAAGCTAACATCAGTAAAGTAGATGTCATAGTTAATATTATGATAGAAGATGATGAGGGAATATTTTCGATATTTCCAAAGATATCAAAAATGGATGTCAATCCTAGTGATCTTTATGGAGAATATGAAGAAAATTTAATCGAATATCAATCATATATAGATGACATAAAAAACAATCGGGAAATTCAAGAATCGACAATTATTGATTCGTCTTCTTCGGGTGGAAGTAATTCATCTACAGGTTCTAGTGGATATTAAGAACATACACACACATTACACTATCAACTTAAAAAAAGAAAGGAGTTATAATGGAACTTATTACTAAAGTTAAATCATGGGCCGCCGCACTCGCAGAGGTCGGCGTCAGTCTAATTGGATTAGGAATTGTCCTTGAAATCCTGTTCGGTGGAATGAATATTCCATTCTGGCCAGAAGTAAACGTGACTGCAAACATTCTAGGACTGCTGAGTAATTTCAGTGATCAAGGTCTAGTTGGTTTGGTTGCGCTCGCAGTACTGTGGGCTATCTGGAATAGAAAATGATTTCTACAGTAAGTGATTGGGTAAAAAGTAGATTAAAAGAACGCACATCTCACGATGGCATTATTTTAATTGTGTTGGGTGTGCTAATTTTAATTGGGGCCCCTTTTGTAAAGCTTGGTGCATGGATCGCCATTGGATGGGGTGCATGGACAATCTGGTCCAAAGACTGAAAAAGTCTTGACAAAACTTGCGCTACAGCGTATAATTGTATTATATACGCTGTAGCGTTATTTAAGGAGTGAAAATGCTAAAACTAAAAAGTTCAAAAGAATTTTGTGATGAGATTGAAAAAACCGTTAATAATATGGGTATGAGTTATATCGAAACTATTACCCATTATTGTGAAGAAAACACTTTAGAAATTGAAAATATAACACCACTGCTCAGTTCATTCATAAAAGAAAAAATTCAATACGAGGCTGAGGGGCTAAATTTGGTAAGGAAGTCTACTGAAAAGCTACCTCTATGATTCATATGTCCAGTAAAAAAATTGATGATTTCGAAGCATTTAAAATTTTTCTTGCCATGAAATCTCATTTTAATAATGAATATAATTATGTGGAATATGACGGCGCTTTTAAGGCAAAAAAAGAGTCGTACTCTAAAAGAAAAGATAGATATACTTTCGTTCAGTTATCAAAGAAATTTGGTAAAAAGGAATTGGAAGAATTTTTCCTTTCATTGTTTTTGAATGTTACTGAAAAAGGAAACATTGCTGTCTCTGGCACTAATAATATGTGGACGGGTAATTTGCTTGATAAAGAAGCGACCGACACATATAAAAATTGGAAAAAGAGATTGCAGAGTTTGCAATATAATTTTATCAACGATTGCGAGACAATTTTTGATAGAGGATTAGAAGAAGAACTAGAATTTAACCAGATTTTCAAATCTGTAAATGGGAATTACCCGCTTATAATAAGACTTGAAAAGATGGGAGATATTTGTGTCGAAACTGTAGTGGTTTTTGACATGATATTTGACTTTATAAATAATGTGCGGATCGCCGATACGACTTATTGGCCCGTGTATAAAAAGAAAGTCAAAGACTATACACCATTTTTAAAAGTGGATGTGCCACGTTATGTTGGAGTTATGAAAACTCTTTTGATTGAAGATTATTATGATAATTATGGTCAATATCTATTGACAAACCGTGGATAAAATGATATACTAATAATATAAACCGAATACAAAATACATCGTATACAACGCATATAAGGAGGACAATATGTCTTTTGCAACACTAAAGAAGAACCGTTCCGATTTCAGCCGTTTGGCTCAGGAACTTGAAAAAACATCATCCCCACAATCTAATTCATCGTCACAAGACGATCGCATTTGGAAACCAACTATTGATAAAACTGGCAACAGTTATGCAGTAATTCGTTTTCTACCACCTTGCGATGGCGAAGAATTGCCGTGGGTAAGAATCTTTAATCATGGATTTAAAGGGCCTGGCGGATGGTTGATTGATAACTGTCCTACCACGATTGGACTACCATGCCCTGTCTGTGAGAGTAACACAGAACTTTGGGGTACTGGTTCGCAAGACAATCAAAATCTTGCTCGGGATCGTAAACGTAAATTGAAACACATGTCAAACATTTATGTTATCAAAGATCCGGGCAATCCAGACAATGAGGGTAAAGTATTCCTTTATTCTTATGGTAAGAAAATCTTTGACAAACTCAATGATTTGATGCGGCCTCAGTTTGAGGATGAGACACCAGTAAATCCTTTTGATTTCTGGGGTGGTGCAAACTTCAAGTTGAAGTATCGTACAGTAGACGGATATGGCAATTATGACAAGTCAGAATTTGACTCGCCTTCGCCATTGTCTGATGATGATTCTAAAATGGAATCAATCTACAAACAGTGTCATTCTCTCGAAGAGTTTGTCGCGCCCTCTGCATTTAAGACTTACGATCAGCTCAAAGATCGTTTGGACAAAGTGTTGGGTGTCACCTCTCCGGTAGGTACGGCAGAGACTCGTGACATGTATGAAGATAATTCTTCGTCACAAGAGTCTATGTTTACTAAACCGACTTTCAAAGAGAGTCCTACACCAGAATTGAAATCAGTATCTAATGACGATGATGATGACGATTCAATCTCTTATTTTGAGAGACTCGCCAACGAAAGTTAATCTCACACTTTTCACTTTCTGGATTTCATCCAAATTAACACCGAATTCCTCGCAAAAGAATTCATAGTCGTCTTGGTAAATTGCACCAACTCTTGATCAAGACTATAAAACGAAGGACGCCCTATGGGGCGTCCTTTTCCAATTCTACTACTGAGTTATGCAAAAAACGCATACCGACAATGACAGGTAAGCAGGGTGTTTTTTGGACATTTCTCACTAAATAAAAATGTAATACACACACATATTCGGAAGGAAAACGTATGTTGCAAGTAACAATCGACCTATATCGGGAATGGTCATCCCGCGCCGCGGCCAGAAAGGCTCGCAGAGACACAATTAACGAACTCAGCAAACTGTCTGCACATGATCTGCAAGACATTGGTATCACCAGAGGCGATATCAGACGTTTAGGTCAAGAAGGTTATGACATGGTTTTGTTGGACATGGCACGTAAGACACAATTCGGCGCATCGCCAGTTCGTCACCCCAATCACAATACCAATTTAAGAGGTTGGGTATAATGGC